TGTTTTATCGCCATAAAGAACAGTACCTTCTCCTGGGAATGAAACAACTGGGTTAACACCAGCTTTGTACAACATATCACGTTGTGTTTTATTTGGATTGAATGCTAAGCGAACAACATTCTTAACTTGTCCACGATTCAAACCACCTGGAGAGAACCATGGATCATTGTTGTAGTCAGTACGAGCACATAGACCAGCGATGTCACCATTCAATGGAACATAACGGTATACGTCATTGTAGCGGTCGTATTGATATTTGTAACCAGAATCCATAACAGCGTAAGAGCTGCTTGGTAGTGCATTACGGTATGCAATAATTGCATTTTGTTCTGTAGAACTTGCACCGATGATAGGATCACCGCTAGAAATGTTCTGTGGAGAAACAAAGGCTACGCAGTCTAAACGAGATTCTGCGACAGACTGAATAACATAAGTTGCAACAGTAGTTGATGCATCACCAGCCATAACTAATGAAATATCATACTGTTCAGCATTTGCTAATAGCGCATATGCATTTTGTCTTGCTGCATCACTAACATTATAATCATCTGCACCGCCAGTAAACGCACGATACTGAGAAGCAGTTAATGACTTATATGTTGAACCTGCAGCAGCTGTACCCCATGCAGTACCAGTACCAAGAGCAGTTGGATGATCCATCCACCAGATCCAGTCTGAATTAGTATTGATTACATTTTTGTAGTAGTTGTTTGTACCATCTGATTTTCTAGCATCAGATGCTTTTGAAACAAAAGCAAATTTCTCTAGAACAGTACCAGCAGTACCAGAGATACCACCATCTTTATCGAAAACAACGATATGCATCTCATCGTTTGAACCACCTTGGCTTGTTGCCCATGTAGATGTAGATGGAGCAGCATCGAATAGAGCAGCACAATCGATAGTAGATCCAGCAATAGTTGCTGTCCAACCAGTGAATGTTGCTGAATCTGCAAATGCTACAGCTATAGAGTTACCTTTAGAACCTGGATATCTTGCAGCGAATTCACCAACAACACCTTGTCCAGCAGACCAGCTTGCTAGATATGCGGAACCATTGTTAATTTTAACACCAGCACTTTCAGCATAAACTGCAGTAGCGACTGCTTGAGTACCAGTTGGTGGGTTAGCGATTGTAACAGAAGGAGCACTAGTATAACCAGTACCAGCTTCAACAAGAGTAATTCCAGTGATAGAAGAAGAACTAATAGTAATAGCACCTACAACTGCTGCAGTTGTATATGTACCAGTAATAGTTACTGTTGGAGTATTTTTGTATCCAGTTCCTGGAGTATCAATAATGATACCAGTAATAACACCACTAGTAACATCAGCATGAGCAGTAGCACCCTGACCAGAACCATTTGATGTGATAGTTACTGTTGGAGTACCTGTCCATCCAGTTCCACCGCTAGTCAATGCGATAGCAGAAACACCACCACCAGATAGAACTGCAGTACCAACAGCTTGAACACCACCAGTTACGTTTGGAGCACCGATTGTTACAGTTGGTGCTGCAGCAGTAGATACATAACCAGAACCAGCAGTACCGACTGTGAATGATGCTACACCGCCAGTCGCAGATGCTGTTGCATTCTTATGGTTTGCATCGCAACGAACCAGTAATAGATTGTTTGTATATGATAGGAAGTTTGCTGCTGTAAAGAAAGACTTAAAGTTATTATCATTAGGCGAACCAAATGAGCTAACTAATTCATTTTCAGACCCAACAGTAACTGGCTCTAAAACTGGACCCCATCCAAACTTTCCTGCAAAAGCACCAATTGAAGTTGATACTGCTGGAACGATAGATGTGAAATCTTTTTCTACGACTGCAACGCCTGGAGATAGTTGAAACGGCATTGTAATTCTCCTTGTTAATAAGTTTTACCTAGACAAATCTCATGTCTACATTTTATTTAGCTTTTACACAATTTCTCAAAAGTTTAGAGGTGCTCGTTCGGGACTACCATCATCGTAGAACCCAAATGGTGTTAATTCTTCTTCAATAGCCTGCATCTGCTTTTTATACATAATTTCTCGTAGGTTTACATTATTTAGGTCTTTAAAATACGAGTTAGTTGTAAGCCAACTGAACAGAACTAACGGCATAACTAAGTCATCGTGATATCCTTCATCCGCCTCATATGATCCTTTTTTCTCAATAAATGTAGAGATTTCAG